ATCAGATTGGTTACAAGGTGTTAATAAAATGGATATGCTTATTGTTCCATCTAAACATTCAAAAGATGTATTTGAGAAATCGGTATATGAGAAAAAAGATGATTCCAATAATACGGTTGGAGTTCTCAAATGTGAAACACCTATCCATGTTTTATTTGAGGGAGTTGATACGAATATTTTTAAGACAACAAAAGAAAAAGATTCTGATGTTGAAGAGATTATGTCACAAGTAAAAGGTGATTGTTTCCTCATGGTTGGTCACTGGTTAAAAGGTGAGATGGGTCAAGATAGAAAAGACATTAGTGGTTTAGTAAAAATCTTTTGTGAAACATTTAAAAACAATCCAAAAGCACCATCCTTGGTTTTAAAAACAAGTGGAGCGGATTTTTCTCATATAGATAGACGAGATATAAGAAGTAAAATACAACAAGTCAAAGGAACTATATCAGCAACTTCAACACCAGATGTTTACTTTATACATGGTGACTTATCAGAAAAACAAATGAATCACTTATACAATCACTCTAAGGTAAGAGCACATATTAGTTTTACTAAAGGAGAGGGGTATGGAAGACCATTAGCAGAGGCGTCCATGAGTGGTAAACTTGTAATAGCACCTAAGTGGAGTGGTCATCTTGATTTCTTAAATCCTAAGTTCACGATATTACTTCCTGGAAATTTGACACAAGTTCATGATAGTGCAGTATGGGAAGGTGTCATTGAAAAAGGTTCTTCTTGGTTTACTACAGATTATTCAATAGCATCAACTATGATAAGAAACTTCTTTAACAACCAAAAAGCATATAAAGCAAGAGGTCATAAACAAGCCAAACATATCAAGGAAAATTTCTCTTTAGATAAGATGAAAGAGGATTTTAAAGAGTTAGTAAAGACTAAGTTTCCAAAGGCGGCTAAAAAAGTTGATATAAAACTTCCAGATTTACCGACAATGGAATTACCGAAACTAAGGAGTTCATAATGTCACAATTTCAATTCAGTTCAGCATCACAAGAAAATCCACAACCAAGAAAAGCAAAATGTTTTTGTTGTGGTTCAGACCAATGTTTCAAAGAAACATTAAATGGTGAAGATACCATAATGTGTTTCTCATGTGGTTTCATGACAAGTGAAAAGTACAAGAAAAGTAATCTTGAGTTTCAGAGTCAATTAACGACCACCGCTGAGTTAGTTAGAAACTTGATGAAAGAGGATACGGAAACGAAACTATGTTGGTTACCTTGTGTTTTAACTACAAAGAAAGGTATGATTTTTCCAGAGGGAACATTAGAAAATTGGACTTGGACTTTTGCACCACTTGTTAAAGTAGAAAAGGGAGAACAAGATAAATATCTAAAACCAGATGGAACACCTTATTCAGAAAGACTTGCAGTAGAACAGAAACAATCATTTCCAAAAGACAAATTTATTGAGTCTTGTAGAGCAATGGGAATACTTACTGAGAAATAAAAATGTTAATTCAACCATCAAATTTTGATTCAACAAGAAGAATAACTATCAATCCAAGAAATTTGGAAGAAGGATATTTTATTGAGTTCAATTATAAAAAAAGAGATGGTAGCTCTCAACAATACGATTGTATCGTTCTTGATGTGTATCCACCTGGTGGTTATGTTTGGGCACTTAAGTTAAACGATATGAGGAAAAATGAGTTTAAAAAATTCATAGATAGGTTTGATATAATGACCGAAACACAAAAAGGTGAATCATTTCAAAAACTTGATGTTCCTGAAAAAGGAAAACAATCATATCAAATGATTCAGAGAGTAAACCTTGTACAATATTATAGAAAATTCATTATGAAAGAAATGAATCTTGTTAGAATTAGACCACTTGATTTTGATAGTTTAATATAAAATGAAAATAAGTTACGGAATCACGGTTCATAATGAATCTAAAGAACTGAATAAACTATTAGAAATATTAGTACACAAAACAGATGCCGATGATGAGATAGTAATTGTACAAGATGGTAATGATAAAAAAGTAGAAGAAGTTATATCATCGTGGATGAATCAATACTTAGATGCCAAGGGTATTTATTGGTATACAAGAAAACTTGATGGTAACTTTTCAGACCAAAAGAATTATGTAATTGAACAATGTACTGGTGATTATATCTTTCATGTAGACGCTGATGAGTATCCACATGACACTTTATTATCACAACTAAAACAAATACTGGAAATAAATGATGTTGATTTATTGTGGATACCAAGAGTAAACACGATAGAGGGTATGGAACAAGAACATATAAACAAGTGGGGATGGAGAGTAACAGAAGACAATTGGGTTAACTATCCAGACTACCAAGCAAGAGTATTTAGAAACAGAGATGATATTAGGTGGACAAGACCACTTCATGAGTATATAACTGGTTGTGATACATACTCACATCTACCACCACATGAAGCATTAAGTTTGTATCATCCTAAGACAATAGAAAAACAAGAACAACAGAACTTGTACTACAATTCAAATTTTAGTAAAGAAATGAATGTGAGGAGTTGATGGCTACTGGTTTAAATCTAATGAAACTAAAACATGAACTCGGTTTTGTACCAAGAACTATTCTTGACATAGGAGCACAAATAGGAGACTTTTACAGAGAATGTAAACAAGTATGGCCAGATTCACAAATTATGATGATAGAAGCAACACAAGAATGTGAATCATACTTAAAAGATACTGGTGGTAATTACTTGATAGCAGTATTGAGTGATGAGAAAAAG